GTGGCATTGACTCCAACAGCGCACTCAAACACAGTTGGAAAACACTTCATGACATTGAACTTTGCAAGCATAATCATACGTGTTGCGATCACGTAGTGCAGCGGGGCACCAGCAAATACTCTGATCTTCTTGGCATCTAACTTCTTCTTAGTCACTGGTTCATCCTTCAGATTACATCGGAAGATGATGTTGTGACGAAAGCCATCAGCCCAAGATTGGAGCATTTCATCAACTTGCGCCTCAACATCAAGAAGATCCTTGTCAAAGTTTAGCTCGTACACAAAACGAGTCTCTCCTCCGACCTCAACTTTCTTGACAAATCTAACTGTGTCAAGACCAAGTTCTTCTGCAAGATCACACTTTGCAAGCAGCTTCCACTTGGGACAATTCAATGGCCATCCCACCGAACTCGTTGGATTGACGGGTTCAAATCCTTTCTCCTGTGGTACTCCGTTAAGAGCATCATAAAAAGTAATGGTATGAACATAGTCACGAATTTTAGGTAAATGGGGCCTGATTTTGTCCTTGAAGTCAAGCTTTGCTTTGTTAATCAACCGCGGGTTCACAATCTTTTTGTCATCGGTGACAGACCCTCGCGTCAAGAATTTGTGAAATGAAGGTCGAGTTGCCTCTCGCTGTGGTGCATAATGCTGTCGTTCAACTCCAAACTCCCTTTCTACAAGGGCAGCCATGGGGGAGATGATAACATCACTCCTGAATTTGCTTAAGGGCTGATCATGTTGTCCAAACACTTGGATGCTAGTTTCCTCGCTCTCCACAAAATGAATAGCATTTTTTGGGTGCACCTCACTTGTGTAGTTAATGGCACGCCCCATAACTTCATCAGGGAGTGGCGCAGATTCTTTAACCTGCACACCGCCAAAATAGTCCCTAGCTTCCTTAAAGAAGTCACAATCCAGCAATACTGCTGCACATCTTTTAGTGTCCGATTTGCCAGCGATGTGCATCCCAACTATTGTAGGATTACGACTGGCTAAAACGACAAGAGATCCGCACATGCCATAGTGATTATCGGAAGTATAAGACAACAAATATTGTTCGCCGCCACCATTGATCGGGACCATGCCGACTTTCTCCGCCTTCGTCACCACTTTGTACCTTGAAGGCGCGACCCAGTCTTGCGACTCTAAAGCCTGCGACTTATGGTTGTGGTAAATGAACAACGGAGAACCTTGATCTATTTCAAAATCAGGTCCTGGCATGTACTTAGCAAGATTGATGTTATCACCCATTTGTGGCACATACATCACAACCAAATCCTTGGTTGGATGTCGTAACAAAGAGGCTGCATTCATCATGACTACAACATTCTTTGTGCCAACTCCAGGTGAGATCCTAAATCGCACTCGCACACTTTCTCCGGGAGGAAAAAGATGACCAACAGTAGCCCAACAACAGCTACCAACAGGGTAAGCATTAGCCCAACTGACAGTGCCAACACCCTCTCGGGTGATTTCATCAATAACTTGCGTTTCGATGTGGTATATGGCACAGTCGAGCCTCCGCTCAAAAGCCTCCAAAGTTGTAGAGACACTGCCCTTAGGCCAATTCAACCTGTTTGTAAAAACACGCTGAT